AGATACCTGCCGGGACGCGTGAGCGTTACGAATCCACCTTGGGCCAGTCGGGCGTTTATCAGCGCAGTGTTGACTGCTGCCGTGTTCGTTGTGGCAACGCCGGTAGATTCGAGCATCCCATCCAAGGCCGCCACTTGTGCGGTGGTGAGGCCCGGCCAGTTGCCATTGCCAGGAGATCCCGCATTGGGCACCCACGCCACAGCACCTGTCAGCGTGGCGGTCGCCTGACCGTTTGCGATCATTGCCGCTTCGGTGTTGGCATCGCTGGTGTAAAGCGTGCCGCGCGGCTGCGGGCCCCATTGCGCAAGAAGTTGTACGGTCATGGCATGCCTTCAGGTTGTGCGGGGGTCTGTGCGCAAGTGGTTACTCGGCCGCGGCGCCGGCCAGCTGCTCGGCATAGGCCACGGCGCCGGGGTCCGGGTCCAGCTCGCCGGCAGCCAGGCCAGCGGCGGCGGTGTCGGCGTCGACGATGACGACGGCATCGACACGCCCGAACGCGCCGGCAAACAAAACGCGGGCCTTGACCTGGCCTTCGGCGGGCTGCGCCGCAGGAGTCTTTTTCATGGTTTATCTTTCGCTGATGGTGGGAGCGCGCGGTGTGAACAACGGCGCCGGGCGGGTGAGGCCCGGCGCAGGCTGATCAGGTGGCGCTGTGGGCGTAGCAGCGCACGCTGTTCAGGTCGAGCAGGTTGCCGCCGGTGCGGGTCCAGCCCAGAAAGGCGATCTGCCCTTTGGTCATGTACGCGCTGTCGTCGAAGCGGAACATGGAGACATCCATCGCATCGCGGATCATGTAGCGCTGGAAATTGCCGTATGCGATGCTCTTGGCGTTGGCAGCCGGCACGGCCATGTCGTTGTTGATGTAGACCGGGTAGCCCAGCAGCGTGTCGGGCGTGCTGGCACTCATGCCGTCTTCGTAGCTCGGCGTCCAGATCGGCCTGCCCGTGCTGTCTTTGATCTTGCGGACCACGCGGCGCGTGGTCTGGTTGAACATCCAGCCCGGGGCCACGCCGGGCAGCTGCGGCGTACTCTGCGGCGTGGTGAGATAAGCCACGTCCAAGGAGTCGACGAGATCAACCAGGTCTTCGTAGATCACGGTCAGCGTCTGACCGGTGACGCCGGTTTTGCCGGTCGCCGCGGCAGTGATCAGACCGTTGGGCTGGCCGGTGCCGCTGCCCACGGTGTACCCGGTGTTGCTGATGCGGCCGATGCGGTCTGCCAGGCGGCGCAGCACCATGGCGGCGATGTCGATCTGGCTGTCCTGCAACAGTTCGATCGGCACGACGACGATCTTCGAGCTGGCCTTGAAGGTGTTCAGCGCGCGGGTGCCATAAACCGGATCAGCAGCCGTCGCGGTGGCGTTCTGCGCGATCCACTCGCCGGTTTCCGAGGTGCCGTCCGATGTGGGGTAGCTCATGTCGGCGCCGCCACTGGTGGTCATCTGTGACGACACCGCGCGCATGAACCCGTAGGACTTCAGCAGGTCGATCATCTCGGTGGCCACCAGCGGCATGACCGAGAAACCGCCCTCGCTGTTGGTCGTGGTGCTCATCACGTTCTTGATCTTGGCGCGTTCGGCGTCGTTCAGGGCGTGCCCCATGCCCTTGCGCAGGAAGATGTCGAGGCCCTCGAGGCGCGAAGCCTTGGGGTCGTCCTTGCGCTTGCGGAAGTTTTCGAGGTCGTTGAAACTCTTCTCCGCGTCGTCGTCGAGCATGCGCTGGGAGGCGCTGATCTGGCCGGCAACGCGATCGATGCTGTCAGCCAGGCCGTCGAATTTGGCCTGGTCTTCCGTGCTCCAGACTTGCGCGCCTTTTTCGGCGAGCAGGTGGTTGGCTTCTTTCTTGAGAGCGGATTGACGCTCCCGCAGGGCTTGAATGCTCATGATTTACCTTTCAGGGGTATGGAGCGGACAAAGAAAAAGCCGCCCGAGGGCGGCTTGGGTCTGGAAGCGGGAGCGCCTCAGATCGGGGTGAACAACCGCATGCGGTTGCGGTTGTTTTGCAGTTGCTGCGCCGTCAGCGCGGCCAGGTCGGGCCCGGGCTGCGGGGTGATCTCCGGCGGCGGTGGCGGGGCGGGCTTGGGTGCGGGCTTGGGTGCATTCGCGTAGGCGTTCAGGTTCCAGCGGGCGGCCGATGCCTGCGCGCTGGCGGCGCTGCGCTTGGTGTTGGTGTCGATCGCATCGATGAAGCCGAGCTCCAGCGCCTGATCGGCCTGGAACCATGTTTCTGCTTCGATCCAGCCGCGCACTTCGTCGGCACTTTTGCCGGTGCGCGCCACGTAGTCGGCGATGATGGTGTCGTCGATCTGGCTCAACAGGCTTGCGGTCTTGGTCAGCTCGCGCTTGTTGCCGTAGGCCAGGCTCCAGCTTTCATGCACCATCAGCATGCCGCCCTGCGTCATGCTCACGCTGTTGCCTGACAGCGCCAGGTAGGTGGCGGCGCTGGCGGCCAGGCCGTCGATGTGCACGGCCACGTTGCCGGGGTGGGCAACGACGATGGCGGCCATGGCGCGGGCCTCGAAAACATCGCCGCCGGGGCTGTTGATGTGCAGGTGCAGGTCACCCTTGCCGGCGGCGGCAAAGGCGGTGAGCAGGCCGGTGGCGCTTGCCCCCCAGAAACCGTCGATCACGTCGTAGATGTAGACGTGCGAAGCGTTGTCGACGGTCTCTACCCGGATGCTCTGCTCGCCTTCGGCACGCGGTGCGCCGTTGTCGCGCAGCAACTGCAGCAGCTTGTTCATTTTCATGGTGCGGGGTTTCCTGTGGTTGCGGCGGCCGGGGCGGCGGTGGCCTTGAAGGGCACGCTGGCGGCGGGGTCGGCGAGCGGCGGCAGGTTCTTCAGCTTGCGCACTTCGTTGATCGACATCCAGCCGTCACCGGTGCCGGGCCCGCCGAGCGCGGCGCGGAATGCCTCGCTCTGCGCTTTGCTGTCACCACGCAGCAGGCCGTCGAGCTCGAATTCAACGAAGCGGCCGGCGCGGCGGAACAGCTTGCGATTCAGTTCTTCTTCCCATCGGCACAGGTGCGGCTTCAGCGTGAAACGCACAAACCCGAGGGTGATCTGTTCGACGCCTGTGCCCCAGCTCGAGGTTTTTTCCGAGTTGCCGATGAGGATGGGCGGCACGCCGAGAATCTCGCAGATGTCCTGCTTCTCGAACATGCGCGAGGCCAGCAGATCCATGTCGACGGGGCTGATGCTGAGCGGCGCGGCGCTGCCGCCTTCGGTCATGATCAGCGGCATCCTGCGCGCACCGGGGCTGCTGCCGTAGGTGGCGACGAAGTTGTTTCGCAGCAGCGTGGCCTGGTCGGCGCTGAGCTTGTTGGGGTACGTCAGGGCGATCTGCGGCATGGCGCCCTCGCCCAAGTTCTTACCTGTGAAGTCGGCGGCCGCCAGGGCGTTGCCGATGGCGCCACGTGCGGCGTGCTGAATGGCGCTGAGGCTGCGCACGCCGTCGAACCCGAAGCCTGAAAAGTGCAGCATGTCGTCGGGGCTGACGCCGTAGACCTTGCTGGTGTAGCGGTCGCACACGTCGTAGACCAGGCCGGCGCTGGTCATGCGGGGCTGCACGCGGTCGGGGTGGTGGGGCTTGAGGCCGATGGCCTGGCCGAGCTCGCGGCCGGTGCCGCGGAGGATCTCGGTGTGCTGGTCGCCGCGCAGGTGCACGCAGCGGACGATCCACTCCTTCCAGCTGGCGGCAGTCCAGTCGCCGCCGGGCATGGGCGATTCATTCAGCATCCACCATAGCGGGCTGTTCATGACGCGCTGGCGGTCGCCTTCGGCGCCGTAGCGGTATTCGTGCACCGGAAGCTGCAGCACAGCACCGGCAATTTTGCTGAGGCAGGCGTAGACGGTGCCGACCAGCATGGCCGTGGTGTCGTTGACGGCGAAGCCGCTGCTGCTGCCGACCGGGGCGAACAGGGCGAGCATGGCGTCACGGTCGCTGAGGACACCACCGAAGGCGGTGCCGTTGCTGATTTGCGTGAGGGCGCGGCCACCGGCCAGTGGTGCGATGCCGGCACGCGCGGCGGCGCCCGGGTTGCCGGCGAGCCAGGCGCTGAGCACGCGCGACGGGTGCGCGGCGGCTTCCAGGTTGAAGGTGGCGGCGGTCATGCGCGTGGCCCTGCAGGCGGCGGCGCGGCAGCCAGGCCGGGCAGGGTGTTGAGGTCGACAAAGGCCTGCCGGTGGTCGCGCTGCTCTTTGAGCATGGCCCGGCCCAGCGCCATCAGGCCGGCGACCGGGCCGTC